TATCTTCAAAAAATATCTCTGCTGTTTGAGGTCTAGCTATATATTCTAAAAAGAATGTATTAGCTGGTGCATCCTCCATAGAGAACTTAGTTAATCCATGCAACGCCCCTTTCGATCCGCGTTTATCTACCGTTCCTGATATATCATATGAGTCACATCCAAACGCTCCCATATGTTCGTTGCCTGGGTATTTTACGCCATTTTTTAATATAACGTTATTTTGTAGTTTAATTCCGGGAACCCAACTTACTTTAAACCTACCGATTGGATCTGGATTAAACGAGACCTGTGTGTCCTTAACTCCATTAGCCCATTGAAAATTTCCGGTTGTTAACACTGATGAGTTTCTATTCCCCTCGTTATAATCTATTTGCTCGTATATTTTTATAAGATTAAATAAACTATTTTTAGTCTCATCTCTAAACGCGTGCTCTTCAGTTCTTGGAAACTGACGATAAAATTCATTTAAAGCATCTTGATCATCTTTCAAACCCTCAGCTTCATTTTCCCAGTGGTCTATAACACCTTGATCTATCTCTATTCCATGTGGATCAAATGTTTCTTGCTCAGGAGTATCAAACACGGGTTGTCCATATTCATCAATAAATCCCTCGTAGTTCCATTCCATAGGGATAAACAAAGAATATAATCCTGACTTAGTCTGTCCATTGCGATTTCGTTTTGTAACATCTGAATTATAATATAAGTTTTTAAAATTATCACCACCCTTATCTAACGCGTTAGATGTTGACCCCATCATACACTTGCCAACCACTCTACTACCTAACCGCAAACATGTTTTTGTAACTCTCCAGTTATTTTTTATATTATCAGGTCTTTCCCACTTACCACTTTCATCATGAACTAATAAAGAAAGTTTTTCACCATCATAACTATTATCACCTGTATTTTTCCAGTCAATAGTTGTATCTAGTCCTTCCATATCATCTTGCTCCTCTCGTTCCCTCATTTTCTTTCGAGTAAACTTCTTCGCTGGAACTCTATATGCTAGTTCTGATTTTGGACGATCCATACCATCTTGTATTGGTTTAAAGAAGAATGGATAATTTAAACTTATTGGTACTACTTTGTCGGTAAACATCTTCTTAGCATCAGCACCTGTTTTAGATAATATACCATATCTACTATCACTTGCTAATGTTGCTTGATTAACCGTTTCAGCTGAACTCATAAAAGAAAAACCAGAACGTCTATTTTTTAAATAACACATTCCATAACACCTCTTATCAGCCTTACAAGCCTCCCAAAATATAAAGAACAATCTATTTGCTTCTCTATAGTCTGGAGCACCAACATCAATCTTACTCCATTGTAGATACATATAATGTGTACCTGTTATGTAGGTTGGCTTACCATTATTCATAAACCAAAAACCCTCTTCTCTTCTTCTAAACTCCTCGTCTATATATCCGTAGTGTTTTTCTTTAAAATCATCTGGATAATCTTGCCAGTCAAATACTGTTTTAATTCTTTTAAAACTAGGGTTAACAGGGAATTGTCTCCATTTTTGCTCTAATATATTTTTACTACAAGAGTAAATTTCATTAGGTTGTTTGGGTAAAGCTATTTGAAAACCTTGTATCTCAAGTATTTCACCTATCATACCAGTTTTTGATATTACAACAATATCGTTTTCTTTGTTATAACCATACTCCCATTTTTTAGACTTATTAAGTCTTTTGATGGTATTTAATCTTATTGGTTCTACAACCTTATATAATTCTTGATTATACATTACTTAGATCTTCCTTCTGCGAATCCCTTGAAAGCCACTTTCTTCTCATCTTCTACGGGCTTACCATCTAGCATAGCTTCTTCCTCGTGGATTCTATTTAATATTTCAAATGCATCAAATATAGCTAACTTTTTTGTAGCTGCAGCGTTCTTTAATCTATCAGCTGATATATCTTCGTCTGAATCAACTATTTCTTCTCTAGCAACCTTGATTAGCTCTTCAACCGCTTTGTGTCCAGCTTGGATTATATTCCTCTTCGTTTCCTTGATATTCATATTTAATTGTAATAAATTTATTCATGACTCTATATAATCTCTCATTGTCAACAACGAATTCAAATTCATCATTAGGAGAAAATCCAACTAATTGGTTTTTATTAAAAGATCCATCTGAATACTTAACAACTCCAACTAGTGGTCTTTCTTTTCTAGAGCTTAGTTTATTTGTGGATTTTATAGGTTTTAAAAATGAAAACCCAGGTGTAGCAATCCAATCTGCTCTCTTGTATAGATATATTTGATCACCTGAAACCATATATTTGTTATCACCAATATATGATCTACTATTTTTTTCTCTACCTTTAACATCATGCCATCTTCTAAACACGTTGTGATGCACTACTATTTCATCACCTACATTTAAAGGTGACTGAAATAATAGCGGAGTAGCGATTACTTTTGCTAATCTATTAATATATTGATGATTATAAACCTCTGTATTTAATATTAGTTCTTTGTCATCAATTTTCTTAACATTATTATATCTATCACCAATAGGTGATACTATAAAATCCTTATAAGCTTTCATTAGTACTCTAAGTTATACTCAACTGATATAGCCATATTTTTGTTAAAATCTTTCCAAGGTATAATTATGTCTTCTTTCTGAATATATATAGAGTACTTGTCTTCTTCTTCTATTATATTACAAATTTTATGACCTCCATAAACTTCCTGGTTAACAGCGTAATGCATAGAGTCATTCTTGTAGTCTTTACCTATAGTGATTTTTCTTATAATACTATTCTCCATCTTTATCCCAATTTATAGTACCGTCATTTATATTGACATCACTAGTACCATATTCTTTTTCCAAAGTTTGCTGCATGTCACTAACTTTCTTTTGCTCTATAAACATCTCGTGTAACATAGCATGCTTTTGAGATTCTATTTTACCAATAGCAAACTGAACCTTATTAACACCATTAACAATATCTTGTAATTCCGTTAAATGTTCTTTTGATATTTTGTCTACTTTAGCCTTTAGCTCTATTGTTTTATTCTTTCCCATATTAAATTAAATTTTATTTTTGTTGTTCTTGATTTTTCTTTGACGATCCGCCGAAAAAGAAATCGACTACCGTGTTAACTTTAGCACTCATTGCGCCAAATATTGTTGAAATAAAGCTTATCTCAAATTCTCCTAACTCTAGATCTCCTGCTACGAAGTATCTAAACATCATAAAGCTTAATCCAAAATATGCTATTGTGAATAGCGTCGCAAGTATCTTCTGAATGATCGCATCGTCCTTATACATATCGCGAGCGCTCTTTCTGTCTTCGACCTCTTTAGCGAAGGCTTTCTGCTCTGCTTCGAGTAATATTCTCTTAATAGCAAGCTTTGCTTCATCTCGCTCTTTGTCCGTTGTAATAACTTTGTCAAGTATACCTTCTGCATTTTCTACTACCTTGCCGAATAAGCCACCTAGTACTTTTCCTATCATCTTTCATTATCTTTTATCATATCATCGATAGACTTATTCATTACCTTATCGGTGTATGATTTATTATTAAAAAATATACTCTTCTCTGAGG